ACACTCTATATTTGTTTTACCACTTTTATTTTCTATTTCTCTAAAACCTTCAATAATTTTGTTAATGAAGTAAGATGAGTCGAGATCTACTTTTCCTTCTATTAAAAAATAATCTTTTAATATTTTTTTTTCAATGTGTTTCTGAATAATCACAATTTTATTTAACATAAAAAAAAGGGCAGTGCAAATTAATGCACCGCCCTTTTAAAGTAACCCCTAAGGGCTAAATATATTGACTATTAACTAGTTGGTAAGTTTCCGTTACCAAATATACATCTTGGATCTGAGAATCCAAAAGAGTATCTTTCTCTAGCTTTAAATCTCATATTACCTGTATCGAAGTCACCTTCCATTGCAGTTTTGATTGGTGATCTAACAAACATTTTTAGTCCATTAGGCACATCAGTTAACAAGAAGTATGAATCTGTGTCAGTTAAAAAGTTATTAACTCTGTAACCTTCAGGTACCATACCCATGTTGTTAATTGCATTGATGTCATTGTCGGCAGTTCCAACTCTCATTGGCGACTTCATGATTCTCTCAGCAGTAAATTGTAATTCTTTTGGAATTATCATTTTTCTACCAGAAGAAGCAATTTTTAAGCCTCTTTCATCGACAAATCCAGCAATGTCAATTAATGACTGCTCGAGTGAAGTTTCGTTAAGATCTGCAGCAGTTGCTAGAACGTTTGAGAAAGTTCCACCAGTTGCAAGTGGGTGAGCGTTTCCGATTAGGGATTCACCGTCTCCACCAACAGCAGTAGTTACTTGCGCATTGTTCAAAACATTTGCAGCTTTAACTTGCTTCGTGTTTGCCATAGATCTTGCAAGAGCTCTTGTGTATCTGCCCGCAAGTCTATCGTATAGGTTGTCTTCGATCGCTTCTTCAGTAATAGCAAATGCTAAAGCGATAGTTTCGTGGTTGTATCTAGCTGTGAAAGTTTCACCTGCTTGATCGAACACTACTCCAGCACCTTCTTGTTTAGTTGGTGCAGAAGCGAAACCGCTTAACATTACTTCTTCTTCAAAAGCTCTGTCAGATGTTTCAGTCGCAAAAATTTCAGCATGCTGATTTTCATAACGACTATATTCCAGGCCGAATAAAGCATTCAAACCTGGCTCTAGTTCTTTAACTAGCTGTGATCGTGATATTGCCATAGTTATTCTCCTTTATCCTATATGCCTGTACCACTTCTATAGAAGTGATTGTTGATTCTAACAAGAATGTTAGCATTTGATACACTTGTATCCTGATTTTCAGGATCTTGTGTGATATCAATTGCTTGAACCGCGAAAGTAGCTGCAGTACCTGAGGCACTTACATCTAATTGCACGCTTGATATTCCTGTTTGTGTTACACCGGTTGCAGTTGTAACAGAGTAGTTTTTGAACAAGTCCGCTCTAGTAAAAGCCTCGTCTGCGTCCATTAAAAATACTGCATCTGGATCATCAACAACAAAGGCAGTAATATCGCCTTGAGTTGGTGTGATTGAACCAGGGTAGTAGTTTCCGTACGTTGGCTTTTGAGTAGTTGGATCGTTGTAAAACACTCCGTTAAAAACACCCACAACAGCATCACTAGTATTGCCAGTATGTCTTTCGATATTACCAGCCGTAGTAGGCTGTACCAAGTCACCTTGGAATATCGCAGTCGCATAACCTGCTGCAATTGTGTATCTGTTTTGGGCTCCTGCTAATGGTGTACCATCTAGTTTTCTGTATGGTCTAAGACCAAACTTTTCCAGTTGATTTGACATTGTCAGTTCTCCTTAACTTAGTTAGTTTATATTAATCCAAGCTATCTGTAGTAGGTAGTGCAAAAAAATTATTTCTTACGACCACCACCAAAGGTAACTCTAGACTGTCTATCAATATTGATAGGCATGTCCGGGTGTTGCTCCTTCATAAGATCTCGATCTATCGCGTCTGTTCTGTCTTGAGTAATTTTTCTAAAATACTCAGCACGACTTTTCAATATCTCCTCCGGTATCCTTGCCAACACAAGGCCACCAATTCCGATCAGACCAGCATGTTTGCCTTCATGAATAACTGGGTAATCATGTTCACCGAGTTCACTTAAAATAGTTTCGGCTTTAACAAATTCCCAACCTTCTCTAAGTTTTTTAGATACATTACCTGGATCTTCAAAACCATTTGTAGAAGTTCTTATCCATCTGTGTGCATAACCTTGCGGTGCAGCTGGCGCATCCAAACTGGATGGTGGAGTCCAATCTTTCTTTCTAGAAAGTTTTATTCTAGATTCAGACTCGCGTGAAGTTTTTACTTTAGTATTCATATTAAGATCCTTCCTTCACGTATTTTGCGTATTCCTCTAGTGGCACCCCTAATTTCTTAGCGATAACTACCTGTGATTTGGTGAGTTTCACAGACTTGCGTCCACCTGATCTTCTGCTAACAGAAGCTACGTTTTGGACGGGTGTAGCTTTTGTTGTTTCTTCAGTAGAAGATTCGGCAAATTTCTGAGGAAAATACTCCTTCATACGTTTGTTGATTTGATTATAATAGCCATCACTCTCCGCGTCAATTCCCTCCTGCAAAAGGTCTTCATGTATTCCCATAGCAGCAGAAGTTAATACTCTGTCAGATCCAAACCATTCATTATCAGTAGCCCATTCTTGAGCTCTTGTGCTAATTTGTG